AAACTAATGCACAAAACAACACTACAAATGCAATAAGCTCTTTTGATTCAGATGGATGGACTACAGGAGCTAACAATGCTCTTAATACTTCAGGTCAAACTTATGTTGCTTGGAACTGGAAAATTAATCCTCTTCCAACTATAAATACAGATGGAGCAATACAATCTATAGTTAGCGCAAATCAAGCAGCTGGAATTAGTATTGTTAAATGGGACGGAACGGGGTCAGCTTCTACAGTCGGACATGGATTAGGTTCTGCTCCAGAAATTATTTTTACAAAAAGATTAAATGGAAGTGGTGATTGGTATTCTTTTAGCACTTTTTTAAATTCAGGTACAAACCCTGCTTATAATTTTATTAAATTAAATTCTAGTGATGCTGAAATAGTTAATGGTTCGTCAGGTGGAAGTATTTGGAACTCAACAAGTCCAACCGCAACAGTAATAAATGTTGGTACTACATTGTCAGGTAGTTCATCGGATAGTTATATAGCGTATTGTTTTACTTCTATATCCGGGTTTAGCAAGATGGGAACTTATACTGGGAATAGCAGTACACAATCTATAACTGGCCTTGGCTTTCAGCCAAATTGGTTAATGATAAAACAAATTAATGGTTCTAACTCGTGGAGAATATTTGATAGTGCAAGAGGTTTATCTGCACCACAAACATTATTTGCTAATTTAGATTCACAACAAGATAGCGAATCAAATACAGTATCAAGTTTTGATAGTGATGGTTGGACTATGGGTAGTCAGCAAGGAGTAAATGATAATGGAGATACTTACATCTACATGGCCTTTAAAGAAAACCCAGCACCACGACCTTTAGCAGGTAATATGTCATTCCTTGTAGTCGCAGGTGGTGGTGCAGCAGGAATATATTATGGTGCTGGTGGTGGTGCAGGTGGACTTCGTACATCTTATGGAAGTACGTCAGGTGGAGGGGCTTCTGCAGAAAGCGATGTAACTTTATCAGCTGGCACTTATACAATTACAGTAGGTGCTGGTGCTACAGGTGGTTCAACTACCGCAACAACAGTTGCTTCAAGGAAAGGGACTGATTCATCTATTGCAGCTTCAAGTATAACAACTATCACTTCTTCAGGTGGTGGTGGTGGAGCAACAGGTGGTGCAGGTGGTGCAGCATATTTAACGGGAGGTAATGGAGGTTCAGGTGGAGGTGCATGGACAAATCAAGGAGCAGGTACTGGAACAGCAAATCAAGGATTCGCTGGTGGAACCGGAACAAATTTAGGTGGGTATTCAGAGGTAAATGGTGGAGGTGGTGGAGCATCATCTGCCGGTCAAAACGCTTCTTCTGCTGCAGGAAACGGAGGTGCTGGCCTTAGTGTTTCTATTACTGGTGCGTCTGTAGGATATGCTGGTGGTGGAGGAGCTGGAGGGCCAGAAGCTGGCTCAGGAGATGGAACGTTTGGAACAGGAACTGATGGAGGTGGTAATGGAGGATATTCAACTGCAGGTCAAGAAAACGGAACAAGCGGAACAGCGAACACCGGTGGTGGAGGTGGTGGAGGGTCTGCAGGTATATTAGCAGGTTCAATTGGGACAAATGGTTCAGGTGGTTCAGGAGTAGCAATATTAAGATTACTTACATCTGAATATTCAAGCTCTACAACTGGTAGCCCAACAGTAACAACAGACGGAGATTATACAATATTAACATATACAGGGAGTGGAACATACGTTCACTCATAAATAAAATTTAATTAACTTTGTAAAAATAAATTATGGCACATTTTGCAGAACTTGACGAAAATAATGTAGTAACCAAAGTAATTGTTGTACACAACAATGAGCTTATGGATGGTGAAACAGAAAGCGAAGCTAAAGGAGTAGAGTTTTGTTCTACGCTCTTTGGTCATACAAATTGGGTGCAAACATCTTATAATAATAATATAAGAAAACAGTTTGCTGGAATAGGCTATACCTACGACTCAGAGAGTGATATATTTATTGCGGCTCAGCCATACCCAAGTTGGTCTTTAGACGATAATAATGATTGGCAACCCCCAACGCCATCGCCGGAGGATGATAATGTGTACTCTTGGAACGAGGAAACTCAAAGTTGGGATTTAGTTGAACCTATAAATGATGAAACAAAATAACATGAATTTAGATTTTGAACCTACGATACTAGGAATAACAGTTTTAGTACTTAGTATATCTCAAATTAATGAGGCTTTACAAAGTTTACTTTTACTAGCAACTATAGTTTATACAATCATTAAAATTTATCAACTACTTCAAAAAAAGTGAAATACTTTAGTTATGCAGAATTTGACTCGCCTGATTTCCCTGATAGTGGTAGGAATATGGATGAGTCTTTCTTATTCCTGCTCGACAGTGCACGTCAAATTGCAGGGACACAATTCAAAATTAATTCCGGCTTCAGAACTCCAAAACATAATGCAAGGGTTGGAGGGACAGAGAACTCGTCGCATCTTAGAGGATTCGCTGCCGACATACATGCAACATCCTCTGCAGATAGATTCAAAATATTATCAGCTCTTATCGAAGTTGGATTCAATCGCATCGGAATAGCAAAAACATTTATTCATGTGGATGCTGACCCAATTAAAACAAAACACGTAATTTGGACTTATGCTTAAATTATTAAAAAAATTATTAGGATTCAGTGACTCAGGCGTAGATGGTTTAGGTCTTGAAATTAGAGAACTTATTAAAGGAAAAGAGATTGACCCTCAAAAACTAATTGAAATGCAAACTGCTATCAATGAGATGGAGGCAAAGCACAGAACAATCTTTGTTGCCGGATGGCGTCCATTTATTGGATGGGTGTGTGGTATCGCTCTTGCGTATAATTTTATTATAAGAGATATGCTGGTATGGTATATGGGAGCTGCAACAGCACCACCTGCTCTACAGATGGAGCATCTTATGACAGTTCTTGTAGGTATGCTTGGATTAGGTGGTATGAGAACGTTTGAAAAATTAAATAATAAATCTAATTAAATGGCAAAGTCGATGTCAGCAATCCTTTACGAGAAACCAAAAACTCGTAGACCAGGAGTACATGCTAAAACTAAAACATCTAAAGTAAAATCATCTAAGTATTACCAGAAAAAATATAGAGGTCAAGGCAGGTAATTTATTTATATCTTTGTATAAATTAAATTTAATCTAATGGATATTCGTAAAATCTCAATAGGGCCAAACTATAAGTCTGATGCTATGCATTATATAGTAGGTCAAGATGTCTTGGGTGGGAAGTATTTTATTCACTTAATACAGTATGTTGAGCGAAGTGATAGTGTCAAAATCTGGATACAAAGAGAGGGAGAGATATTACTCTGGAAAGAGTTTAACTCAAACATGCCGGTGTCAATAGAATATAATATAAACTTTTAATGAGGTCACCTTTTTATTTTATCGTAAAGCCACTTGATGATAAAAGATATACCAATACAAAAGACATAGATGGTATGGATTTTATAACAAGTACCTCTGAGGAAAACCACATGGCTTCTAACAGGCAAGGCGTAGTTGTAGCTACACCGCTTGGTTATGAAGGAGAGATAGAAGTGGGGGATTTACTTTTAGTTCACCATAATGTATTTAAGTTTTATAATGATATGAAAGGGAGAAGGCAGAGTGGTAAGAGTTTTTTTAAAGATGATTTATTTTTTATAGAGGACGACCAGTTCTTTATGTACAAACATAATGACCAGTGGGTTTGTCATGATAGATATTGTTTTGTTAAACCTGTGCCTGTTGAAGAATCATTTATAATGAAGCTTGGGAAAGAAGAACCATTGATTGGTATTATGAAATACCCAAATAAATATTTATCTTCACAAGGAGTCAAGAGTGGAGATAAAATATCGTTCAAGCCAGAGAGTGAATATGAATTTACGGTAGACGATGAAAAGCTTTATAGAATGTATGACCATCAAATAACAATGAAGTTATGAAGTCAGAGGATTTAAAAAAAGAAATTATACATGCAGGGCGTAGAGCTGTAGAGCAACTGATAAAGGTAGCGAAAGAAGATATTATAAAGCCTGACCCAGACGATGAGTTGGCGGCAGATAGACTGAAGAACGCAGCAGCTACAAAAAAACTAGCTATATTCGATGCGTTTGAGATATTAAATAAAATAGATTTAGAAGAAGAGGTTATTAACTCTGGAGGACAAGTAAATAAAACAGATACAAAACAAGGATTTGCAGAACGAAGGTCAAAATAAATTATATCAGGTAATAAAAGATTACATTCCTAAATCTGTTCTTACAAAAAAGAATAGAGCTAAGACGTGGTTATACGGTTATAGTGAAAAGTATGACTTAGTAGTAATATCTAGAAATGGAACAATAGGTCAGATAATAAATATAAATGGTTTAGCAATTGGACTACCTAAAGAGCCAAAGGAGTTGTTTAAACGTTCTGATAAAAAAGAGGAGCAGTACTGGGAAAGGCAAGAACTACCTAAAGATTTATCTAGAATTAATTCTATATTTCAGTGGAACGACAGACCTTCTGCATTTAAAAACAAATGGGTAGATTATATAGAGTCGGAGTTTGATAGAAGAGAGTTAGGTTTCTGGTTCTACAATAATGGAAAATCAACTTACATTACAGGTTCTCATTATATGTATCTACAATGGACAAGTATAGATGTTGGATATCCAGATTACCGTGAGGCAAATAGAATATTTTTTATATACTGGGAAGCTTGTAAAGCAGACAAGAGATGTTTTGGAATGGACTATCTTAAAATAAGACGTTCAGGGTTTTCTTTTATGGGGTCATCTGAGTGTGTGAATACAGGAACGCTTGCTAGAGATTCAAGGGTTGGTATATTATCTAAAACTGGTTCGGATGCAAAAAAAATGTTTACGGATAAGGTTGTTCCTATAGCAAATAGACTTCCATTCTTTTTTAAACCTATACAGGATGGTATGGATAAACCAAAAACTGAATTAGCCTTCAGAGTTCCAGCTTCTAAAATAACCAAGAAGAATATGCATGAGGTTATGGATGATGAGTTAACAGGATTAGACACAACGATTGACTGGAAGAACACGGATGATAACTCTTATGATGGTGAAAAGCTTTTGCTTTTAGTTCATGATGAATCGGGTAAGTGGTTAAAACCAAATAACATTCAAAACAACTGGCGTGTAACTAAGACTTGTTTAAGGTTGGGTAGCAAGATAATCGGTAAGTGTATGATGGGGTCAACTTCAAATGCGCTTAGTAAAGGTGGAGAAAACTTTAAACGTTTGTTTGAGGATTCAGATTTAAAAACACGTAATGCAAATGGTCAGACTAAATCAGGACTGTATAATCTATTTATTCCAATGGAGTGGAACATGGAGGGTTTTATTGATAGGTTTGGTATGCCAGTATTTAGAAAGCCAGAGAAAAAAATTAAAGGAGTAGATAATGAGTGGATAACAAATGGAGCTATAGATTATTGGGAAGCAGAGGTAGAGTCATTAAAAAAAGACGCAGACGCACTTAATGAATTTTACAGACAGTTTCCTAGAACAGAGTCACACGCATTTAGAGACGAGAGCAAGTCATCGCTGTTTAACTTAACTAAGATATATCAGCAGATAGATTATAATGATTCTCTTATTATGGAGCATCATATAACTAGAGGTAGATTCTACTGGAAGGATGGTATAAAAGATTCAGAGGTGATATGGACTCCAGATTCTAGGGGAAGATTTAAGGTGTCGTGGACTCCTAAAAGAGGTTTGAATAATAGAAAGGTTAAAAAACATGGAGTATATTTTCCAGTAAATGAACATATAGGAGCGTTTGGTTGTGACTCGTATGACATATCTGGAACAGTTGGAGGTGGAGGTTCTAATGGAGCATTGCACGGTTTAACTAAATATAATATGGACGAAGCTCCAAGTAATGAGTTTTTCTTAGAATATGTGGCTAGACCACAAACAGCAGAGATATTTTTTGAAGAAGTGTTGATGGCTTGTGTGTTTTATGGAATGCCTATACTTGTAGAGAATAATAAACCAAGATTG